GAGACCTTTAGATAAGTTATACAATACCTGTCCTAGTCTATTGATACTAAACTCTATATCTCTTAGTTTTGACTTTGGTCTTTCTGAGCCTAGAGATATCATTCTTTCTGTAGCTCTTACTGTCTCTGGTGCTTTCTCTGCAAACCCGTGCATCATCTCAGGTAATCCAAATGTAAAGTCAATATAGAACTCACACTGCTGTATTAGTCTGTAAAACTCAGAAGATAACGGTTGAGGTGCTGGAAAGTGTGGCTCACCTTGTGTGCTGTCTACTTCTATGACTGCGTTTGGATTTGCCCAGTCTCTCTCTAGTTGACCAAGGTCTTCTACACTTCCCAATGGAACTAATAGCTTTAATCCTCCAGATGCTTGTGCGTGTGATAGTGCTAATGACCATAGTTTATTTAAAAGCCTTTGCATAGGTCTTGCCCTTGATACATCTGATTTTGGATAAGGGCTTTCTGTAAATACATTTGGAAAAGGTATAATAGGATAGTGGTCGGTATTTAAGATAGTCTCATAAAGAACTACTTGACCGATACTCGCACAAACCTTTACTCTAGTTTGTCTTACTGGTATGACTTCGTATTGACCTGCTTCTATCTGTTCTCTATTGTTCTCAATAAACTCTGCATACTCAGGTTCACTCAAAATTACTTCTTCACCGTTTTGCATATCTATGATACGGTAAAAATTAACTTTGACTTTGTAAAATCTTTCTAGTATCTGATACTTCTGTCTTTCGTAATAATCTAAATCTTTAACCTCAGACGGAGTAAATATTTTTTTATTGTTAGCATTCATTGCATCAGGATAGTCTTCTTCAAGGTAAGTTTCTAAATCCTGTATAATGCCAACTTGCATCTCCCCTGTCTCTGGGTCTTCTTGTTCTCCTAATTCAGGGTAGAGGTTGACGACCTGTTCACCAGTGAGTATCGTGGAGAGGATAATGCTTTCAGCATCATCGAACCAGCGGTTTCGGGTGTTAGGAGAGGCATATACTCGAAAGGGATTGACATAAGTGAACTTGACATCACCTCTACCAAAATCTGACTCTGCATCTACATACGCATACAAGTAACCTAATCCTGTCGTAGCGTAGTCATGTATTGCGTGCTTTAACTGATAATCACCATTTGAGTTACCCCATATATATCCCATGATAACTCTCCACAAAGAAGCAATCTTTACATCAGAATCTTCTCTAGGTGTCATGGTAAATGCTGGAGAACGTGAAGTTAAAACAGCTTTAAATTTTTCAATAGCTGGTCCAATCCTATCCATTGGAACATCAGCTTGGTTTCTTGATTGTAACTCATCTACTTCTTCTGTAGTGTAGTGGTTACCATGAAAAAAATCTATATCAAAACGAGCTTCGGTATCCCAGCTTTTCCTAGCATCTCTATATCTACGATATAGTTCTTGGTTATAATCTGCTCTTTTATCTTTTTCTAATACCATTAAGTGGTCTCGTTTGCTAACCTTTGTACTAATAATCTATTGACTAACCCTTTTAAATTAGGATTCAAAGCACTCGGGCTGACTGCGTTCTTGTTTAGCATGGCGCCTTGCTTTCTTGATAGTGGAGTCTCTATACCATAAGCGGGTAATATTGCTTCTGCTAGTTTTGGTACTACCATAGCCTCTGCACCTGTCATGCCATTTTGCATTCTAGAAGAGTAAACATCTGGTTGTAATGCTGCTACTCTTCTGTCATTAGCCATGGCTCCCATCAAGTTGCTATCAGAAATCATACCACCTTCTTGCATATTTGGCTTTTTAGATTGTTCTACTCTTCTTCTAATTCTTTCTAGCTCTTCTTTTATAGATTGCTCTGTAATGGTATCACCGGTAAAAGGATTGACTTCTATGACTAAACCTTTTAAAAGCTCATCTAAATCGGAGTTTTTTTGTCGCATTTCTTTTTGTTTTCTAGGTGCGGGTGGACCATAGGTTTCAGGAACTCTCATGCCTACTGGCTGTCCTGAGCCGAACAGACTTCTTTCTTCTTGAGGTCTCATATCCATCTTCATCAAAGTATCCATAGCTGCCTGTCTTAGATTTTCGATACCAACATTGTCTAATACTGACATAGCATCTCTTCTAATACCTCTAAGTGTATTTTGAGAAGGAAGAATACTGCCACCCTCTTGATACATCATTGGTGGCATATTATTACCCATTCTTTGCATAGGGCTAAGGTTCATAGCTGGATTCATAGGTCTTTGCATCATAGGTTGTTGCATACCAACCATACCACCCATCTGCATTTGATTTTTCATTGACTTAGCGATAGCCATTCCTCTTTTCTTTTCATACTCAGATATCTTACCATCTTTATTTAAGTCAGACTTTTTCTTATCAAAACCAGTGCCTTGATTAAACATTCTACGACTATGAAGAGGACCACCTTCTTCATACTGTATCATACCGCCTTGCTCTCTGTTTATACCTCTTCTTTTTTTAAAAGCTTGAAATTTATCGTATTCTTCTTCTGTCATGCCTAAAACTTCCATCATTCTTTTTTTCATTGCTTCAGACTCACCTGTTTCTTTTGGCTTTCTTTGCTTGAGCTTTTCTTCTCTTGAAAATCTCATTCTTTCTAAAGGGTCCATGTTTAAAAAACCTGCATTTACAAGTTCTTTTGCTCTGCTTGCGTCACCTCTAAATGTATCAAAACCTAACGCATTGTACTCTTCTGGAAAGTTTTTTCGTATGTTTTCTTCTATAACATCCGCTCTGCTATCCCTTTCTGATTCTTTATCTGTCATTCCAAATGGTGATTTTAACAAACTTATTGTTCTATCATTTGGCAGGTTAATTAAAATATTTTGTAAATTGGCAGAACTAGCAAGGGTATCAAAGGTAGCATCTTGTAATGGAAAATTATAATCTTCTGCTAAAGCTTCTTTTGTAATATCACCAGAGGGTGTAAATCTCGGCTTTCCTTCTTTTGTTTTTACGTCACCTTGATATTTTAAAAAATTTGATTCTATTTGATTTATGTAATCCATTAATGTTGGGCTAGTTTGCCCTCCTTCTTGGTACATTGGGGTTTTAGGTGCGACCATGCCTCCTCCGGGCATCATCTTGGTGCTGGCACTGGCAATAAGTGCATCTATGGCACTATGAGCGTTTTGAGCGTTATCAGCGTTGTTCATCTGTTCCATCCTTCCGATATCATTGATTTGCTTGATGAGAGGCAAGAAGTCCTCAGTAGCCTCTTTATTGATGATAAACTCTCCGCCTTCTAGTTCTACATCAGGACCGTTAGCAACAGAAGCATAAACTCCTCCGTCACTGTGGGATGGTCCGACTACTAAGCCTGAGTCTGGAAACATCATTCTGCTTCTATTTGCCATTTGGTATGTGGTCCTATAGCTTAATTATTGTAACAGAAATCTTCTATCGGGAGAATATAAAAAGAAATATTTTAACTAACAATAGCTTATTTTATGTTCTTGCCCCTGTCATCCAGTTATACTTTTTTAACTTTGGAAATAAACTTTCTTTTCTCTTTCCACCCTTGAATCCTTCTTTTGGTGTAGCAGCTGACTTAGGCGCTCTTGCAAAGTAATCCGCATAATAAAGAGCATCCATAATATCATCGTTCCTAGGTTTAGGGTGTTCAAAGAACTCATCTACTATCTCTGTCATCTCCCTGCGTATATATAATTTTTTAGAGTTGACAATAGGTCCTAGTGTTGTTTCTAGTCTATCTGCCTTTTTAATCCTGCCGGGTGGCTTTACACCTCTGAAGATACCGGGCATCAATCGCTTTTCTTGTGCACTCATACGAGTTACCATATCCCTTACCATTTCTTGCGCTGCTACTGTTTCTATTGTCACTCTTTTAACTGGATTGTATTTTTTTGCTAGGTCTATAATCTTTTGCGGCACATCAAAGGTAGGGATACGTTCTCTAAAATATTCTAAAACATAGCGATTAGAGCGTGAATCTATACCCATGACCAATATAACCTGATAGTCAGAGGTCTCACTAGCTGTCGCTGCAAGGTCTACACCTATGTAAAGATTAATAGGTATCATCTCATCGTACTCTGCTATGTAATTAAATCCATTGATGTACTTTCTTTCACCAGAAAAGTATTGTATCCTATCTATTTTAAATGACGCATTGGATATATCTCTAGCATCATTCATGTACTCCTGAGCAAACTTGTTTACGAGTCCTGCTTCTATAAACTCTCTTTTCTTTGCATTTAACTTAGAAAGTGGGAACTGTTCCTTCCAGATAGGCTGACCATCTTCTATAGCACGTTTAAAGAATACCTGCCAAGGATAACTGCGATTATCTTCTTTTGCTTTGTTATATCCATCGTATGTCATTTGCAGGAAGCTATCAAAGTGCACAATCGTGCCAGAAAGCCATATCCAGCCTTCCTTACCCGGGGATTCTTCCAAAGCCGGATAAATCGTTGATACCACCCACCTCTTGATGTCTGCACGTCTTTCTGGTGTCCTTGTGTTTAGTTCTGATTCAAAGTCATCAAGAATGATGCCAGTGTATCGAACATCTACCTCAGCCCTACCACGAAGTCTTTGGCTGGTACCTTTGGCTATAATCCTATCTCCTTTGGGAGTGACTAAGTCCTTTTCAGTCCATCTTTTTCCTACGGAGCCTCCATCCATATTACCAAAGTAGTATTTGATTGTCTTATTCATCTCTAGATGATGTCTGATATATTTTAAGTGGTCAATGGATTGTCCTTGTTCCTCTGATACCCATGCTATAAAGTTTTGTGTATCCTCTCCTGAAAAGCAAAGTTTGTGAAGGATAGCAGATTTAGAAAGAATAGATTTGCCAAAACCCCTTGGAAGTATAATACAGATACGCTCACCGGGCTTGGTTGATATTAATTTTTTAGATACATCGTAGTGATATGCAGGAGATGTGCTTTTATTTAAGAAGTCATTAGGTAGGAAAGCTCTACCAAAGTAAACAAGGTCATTGTATGCTTTGTATAATACCTCATCTTTTCTTGCCATTTCTTCTGGCGAAGGGTTGATGTTAAAACTATTTTTTTGCTTTAACTCTTCTATACCCACCCTTGGGTCCTAATCTTTTCTTTTCTTCCATACTCAAAGCAATGGCAACTGCTTGATACATGGGATATCCTTCGTCAACTAACTTGGATATCTTTTTGTTTACTCTTTTGTTACGAGGCTTAGACACTACCACTTAACTTTATCTGCCCAGAATGCTGCAGACATCTTACCCTTTGCTATATTTTTTCTATGACGTGCTTTGAATGACTTTCTTTTCATAGTAGTAGCACGTGACTCACCTTTTTTACGTTTACCAGCAGTTTTGGCTCCTTGCTGCCCAAAACGTATTAATTTTAAATTATGCCCTTCTTGGGCTAACACAATATGTGATTTAGTTTTATGGTTAGGAGTTCTTTTTGGTTTGTTGACCCCACTTAAGTTATGTTTCTTTAAAAGATTAGCTCTTCTTTTTTCGTGCGCCATGTGATTTCCTTATCGCTACTTTACCTGCTTTAGCTATATTAGCCTGTGTTGTTTTGCCAGCTACCTTAGCCCTTTGCTCCATAACTGTTAATATTTGAATCTTTCTAGCAAATGGCTTTTTAATGCGCTTTACTTTTGCTACGGTAGCCCTAGCATCAGCTGGGGTAGCATATTTGATTCTAACGGTATCCTTAGGGTTCTCATCGGTATATAGTCTACGACCTGTACCTTTTGGTTTCTTACCAGTGCCCTTTTTAGGGTCTTTTTTTCTGCTCATCGCTTTTTGCGTGTAGCTGTGGTCTTTTTCTTTTTGTATGTTCTCACTCTTCCACCAGCTTTAGCTTTTAAAATATCAGCGTCTGCTTTTCTTGCACCACCCTTGCCAGTTGCAAAGCTTCTTACTCTACCAGCAGCCCATTGATGCGCAGAAACCTTGGGTCTACTACCCTGCGAATAGTACGCCCCCAAACCACGTGAGTAGACCTTGCTTAACTTAGCTTTTGATATACCAGAGCTTTTTGAGTATTTATTTATAACCGCTGCTTTCCCACTAGGCATTTTTGCTTTTGGTTTTGCGCTTTTTCTTTTTACGCCCATCTTCACTCCTTTCTTTTGATATACGGTCGTAATCTTCTGCGGTAAGTTGACCTGCTGCATACAATTTTTTAGTCTCAATAATTTCAGACTCTCTTACCATTGGATTACTTGCTCCTTTAACGTATTTCTTGGGTACGCCTCTTTTAGTCTTAGGGACCGATTTAAATTTTCTTTTCTTTTTTGTTTCTCTGCCCATTACTTTTTAGCTTTATGTACTTTCTGTACTTCAAAAGAAGCGGTAAGGCTTGCACCTTTATGTGCCTTGAACTTACCAGTATGTTTCATAAGTTTATATTGATTCTTGCCGTGTTTCATCCAATGATGACCAGCGGGGGCTTTTACTCTTTTAACTGCCATGTTGTACCTCTAATTGTATGTTATAGGTTATATTACCCCATTTAACTTGTTTAGGGTAATCCCAGTATCTATTGAGAAGCACTTTCTTCTAATAGTCCTGTTTCAAATGCTTTTAACTTATCCCTAGAAAAACCTTTGAACTCTTGTATCAATGCTAATGACTCTGTTTTCTTTTCTGTGGACAATAGTCCTGCTATCTTCATTAGTGTTTCTAGTGCTCTTAGTTTATCAGAATCCCTAGCATCTTTCTTGTCTACTATATCCTTTGCTTGTTCTAGTAGATATGTCTTACTGATACCAAGGTCATCTAATATTTCTTCGATTTCTTTATTGACCAATGTTCTAATCCTCTTTTGTCTTAATAGTATCCTCGCCCTTTCAAGTGCATATTCCTCGTTGTTAGTATCAAAAGAATGTATATATGCGTCTTTCTTGTCTATGCCCTGTGCGACTAGCTTGGCAAAGTATCTTTCTTTTTCAGTTATATATTTATGTCTACCACTGCCAAAACGATTGATGTCTTTAGCAGGCTCTCCTTCTAGCTTTTGCTTGCCATTTGTATACTTGAGACCTAGCAATGTTTTAACAACTGTCTGTTTGCCTTTATAAGCAGTGCTATTGATAGTGCTCTTTTTAATTATACTAAGTATTTGTCCATCATCACTAACGGTCCATTCACCTTCTTCTGCGGTGCGCCAGTCAGTGTTAATCTTTTCTTTGGGGTATTGTTTGCGGAACTCTTCCTCATTATCAAATAAATGATAATCCACGCCTTTGATTGTTCTAAGATACATTATGCCTGATATCCCTA